GTTTTCTGTGATTTTTCTGATAAAACTCTAGTACCCCAAGAAAAGGCTAAGCCACCATGACTGACAGGAACAGAAATGCTCCTTACAGTTCGTGATAGTTTCTGATAATTGACCGTCTTAAATAGTTCTTGAACTATTGAAGGGTCTTCTTCAGGCATTGCCAATTCTAAATCTCTCAAACATTCGCCTAAAACTTGTGAACGTCTATCTAAGAGCCTCTGTTTACCAGAGCCTCTAACGGTCCCATCAATAATCATTTGTGAATTGATGGTCCCGTAACGTTTGTGAATATAATTTTTCCCTAAGGAAAGTTCAAGACCGAAATCTTCAACTTTTTCTTTCCAAAGAGGATAAATAGATTCTGGTGCTCTCATAAGGATATCATCCCCATTAATCAAATATGATTCTGGGGATAATCCACATGATTGCGCCGTACAATCGTTGAGTAGACATAATAATGGAAATGATAACAGTGAACCCATTAATTGACCCGACCTCTGAAGAGTAGGTTTTAAACCACTCTTCTTTGGGTAAACCAATAAATGCGGAGATAATTCTTTCATTGCCCACCTTTTGGTGGGTTCATGAGGAATTGACTCCAGGATTCCTCTCATAAGGGCTTGAGAGCCCTCTAAAGAGAAAGAATCGGTAGCTGCTGTATAATCTCCAGAAATCCAAACATCATTAGGACCACTATCTTGGAAAATGCGATCAATCGCAGGTTCCAACTTATTCGTCCCATGTGTTAAACAATACTGAGGAAACTCCCCTAGAGCGAGCCACATGGCTCGCTGGAAGGGTTTTAAACAGAATGTTGATCCTTCTCCCGCAGTGATCGTTCGAACCTTTAAAGGTTCTACGATCGGTTCCACTCGGACCTTTAAAGGTCCTGGTGGAGGATAAGCAGGGAAATTAAGAGATTTGGTCACACCTGCTCCTGATTTAAAATCAAAGGATTGGGTGAAACCAAAATTCTCTATCTCTTCTAAGAGAGGGTTCAACATTTCTGTATCTTCAGTTTTATCAATAACTGTTTGGATCCAAGTTTGGCGGAAGTTTTCATGGTAAGTTCTTCGATCTCTGAAAAGAGTTCGAAGTCTTTCAAAGTCAAAATCAAAGATTTCCCATTTATTTGATGATACACTATCTCTCCGAAATTCTGGTTCTTGACCAAAATATTTTTTGTCCTTAAAATAAGAATCTCCACAAGTGGACATTCTTTTAAAAGAAGTCATTTCTCCAAAAAGGAGATTTTCCTTCCTCACCCAATAAGGGTTTGTTTTAAGAGAAAAATATTTTTGGTTTTCAACATAGATCGGAAAAGTGAATCGCCTCCAAAAAGAGGCATCATCTATAATGGGTGCTTTCTTATCATAAATAACTTGTAAATTTGAACCATAGTTCAAATTGGAAGTACAAATGATAATAGGAGAACAAAATTTTTTGCCCTTCTCAGAAAGCTCAGCCATAGGTAAAACATAAGGACAACATGAAACAAGAGTTTGAAACTCTTTAATATCATGTCCATCGGTTGACTGACCAATATCGTCAAAAACGACAATTGGCTGACAATCATATCCGTCCCAGTGTTCTACATGGCAGGTTCTTTGATAAACTAACTTGTTTGATGGAACACCTGGAAAAAGGAAAGAAAACTCGTTAACCAATCGGTTAATAAGAGTAGATTTTCCTGCTCCAGGTTGTCCAAACAATCCAAGAACAAAAGGTTCCATCCGGTCCTCTGGGTCTTCCCGATTGGGAAGATCTTTAAGACAATCAGAATAAACTAAGTCACCTTTAACTCCACCCATATTTCTTGGGAAAGCAAAAGTAGCTTTGTTTGAAGGAAAGAAACCATCATTTGGTTTATAAAAACGTTTTACGATTTTACCAAATTCACGGCCTTTTTCTTCTAATTCAGATAATATCTTTGGACTCATCCCTCTATGGGGAGAACCTAATTGTTGTTGATGCTTTATAAGTGTTTCAAGGATAAATTCCTCAGGAACACATTGGCATAACACTTTGGATTGTAAACAAGAGAAAGAAAAGCGGACCAAGTCGTCTTTAGAAAGAGACTTCGTAATATGTCTCCAGACTGGGTCTGGAAATAACGTTATCGAAGCTCCTTCTGGAAGCTCAACTTGGTTCATCGCTTGACTTACCATAAGACAAAGAGAATTCTTTATGCATTTGATCATAGACTTTTCATCTAATTCCATAACTTTAAATTTTGAAAAAATATTCAAAAATATTAAAGTTAATAAATTTGAGCTCTTTAGGAAAAATCTTTTTCCTCGAGTGCGTTGAAAAGTCTTTTGGTCATGTACTTTAAACATTTTCATGGTTAAGTACAATGCATAAGACAGTTTGAGAGAGTGGAAGAGAACCCTTCCGTCTGTGAAGACAAAAGGGTACTCTCCCAATATAGTGTCTAACGGTATTCCGAAACGTCTTGCAAAAGAAACATGAGAGAAATCTCTCTTTTCTTTATCAAGATTATATCGGAACCGTATAGACTTGTTAGGGTTCAACCGAATCTTCTTTTCAAAGTTAACTCTATTTATTAAAATAGTTTTACCTTCGAAGTCTTCAATAGAAGACTTACCGTCACTAATATGACGGTGAAGACTCAATAGAACACGATCTAAGTCATTTTCTCCTAAGAAAAAGGCTTTACGAAGAAATTTATCTTCAAAAGTCTTTTCTATCCAGGATCCAATGTCCAACTTCAATACTCCAGCTCTGAGGGCCTTCGGGCCCTCGCCGTTTGGTCGAATTTTTCGGTCAACCAACCTGAGTTGTTGTTTAGAAGTAGTATTTGGTCCGGGTACAGATAACTAATCTGTACCTAAGGATTATTCATCGATAAACAATTATTGGTGATAGAATATGATAAAGAGGGTGGGGAAATCCTCCATTCTTAATTCCAACACAATTTAATCCACCGATGTTACACAACCATGTGTAGCTGGTACCTCATCGGTACCTTCTCTAGCCATTAATGGCTAG